TTTGTCGTTAAAGTCTTTCAAACGGCGCACGAATGAGGTGGGGAGAATGGGATAGATAGCTTGTAGGTTTTCAACGATAGAGAAGGTTTCTCGCACCATCATGAAGACGCAGAGATAGGAGCCCATCCATTGCGTAGTACCGATAAGATTTCCCTGCACGGTGTAGTTGGTGAGGATGTTAGAAAGAATGAGCAGTACGAGGTAAACGGCAATTTTCTTGCCAAACTTGCTGAAGAAGGACTCACTGGAGGCATCTTTATGAAGCAAATGCTTAACTACTCCGAGAATTGTGTCGAGGATTACGGCGATGCCTATCCACTTGGCAAACTCCCAATCTTGGAAGAAGTATTGGGATAGATCTGTCACAATGGAGAGTGGCAGGGAAACAATTGATATCATTGGTAACTTTTTCATTATGATCGAGCTTTTTATTGATGATGCAAAATTAAGCTGTCAAAGCCGTCGGGCAAAGGACTTCGTAAGGCTGTGCGTGCCGAGTGTGTCTGGAGCTATACAGGAAAGCATGAGTGTCCAGCCGACGGAAGAGAGTTCTGTGGCGACAAAGGGAATTATCTCCGCCTTATCGAGTTGGCCACGGGAGAGCCAATAGATGTCGCCGGCATCGGCATCGGCTAACAGCCAGGCGTGAAGTTGAGAGAGCAGACGGAGCGTGGCGTCGGAGGCAAGCATATATTCGGCAGCATCGGCACGATTGGGCATTTTATAGGCAACGGTTACAGCCAGTCGCTGTGTGCATTGGTAGGAGTTGCGTCCGTCGCCGAGCATATCGACTTCTCCATAGTCGACGAACAGGAACGAACCTACCAGCTTATCGATACGCTGCTTCAATTCATCGAATGACTGACCGTAGACATAGTTGGCAATTTCGGGAAGACGTGAGATGTCGGGAAGTTTGTCGAGTGCTTCGGCAAGTTGGTTGTACCCAGGAAACTCACTCGCGCCATTTGTGAAAATGGCACGGATACCCTCCTTTGAGGGGTATTGCGCAAAATAAAGGAACTGGTCTTTAATCATAATATCTTATCTATTACAGAGATAGGTAAACCTACCTCCTCACTGATTTTTAATTTATCCCAGCCAAAACCTTTCATGTCATGGACGGCAGAGATGGTGTTCTTGCGAAGTATCTTCAGATAGGTAAGTACGTTCATCTGCTCTATCTGTCTTGCATCTCCAAGCCCCTCCTTGGAGAGGTCGTAGAGCGCATCAGAGGCATCTGTTGTGATGGGACGCTTGGGTTTGTCGATGAATTTGGAGAGAAGCGAGAATGAAGTTTTACTAAAGATATAATTATTAAATGCTTGAAAATTAAAGGATATAGCTGTAAGCAATTCAAGTGGAAGTTTAGAAAATTGCTTTGCTAACTCGTGTGCATGCTCGGAATTGTACACCTTACCAGGATAATAGAGAATAGCTGCCATAAGGGGCAAGGATTCTTCTCCTTGCTCAATCAGTGCCTGCGCTTCAACATACTGTAGAGCAGTGAGCGAGCAGGTGAGTGTTCCGAAGCCTTTTCCTATGCTATACCCTTTATATCTTTGCTCCTCAATGCGGATAGTAGGGATGAGCTGCTTGCAGAAACAGAGGTCGACCACATACTGGTAGTCGAGCCTTCGCAAGACACGGGCAAAGGGGATATGCAGACGGTAGGGATCCGTGCGACGGCATAACTCGTAAGTCTCTTTATCCAAACCATCAAGTACGGCGTTGTTGTCGGGATAGTTGATTTGAAACATGAACGTGAGCTGCTCGGAGATAGCCACAAGGTTGGCAATCTGATCCTCGGTGCGGAACTTGCGCTTATCCCAACCCATCATGTGGCAAAGCCAGTTGATGCGTACCTCCCCAGCGGATAGTTTACCGGCAGCCATACAGAGCAAGTCCGCCACAAGGCGAATGTACTGCTGTGCGGTCATACCGTCCCAGCAATTGGGTATGCGGTGTTTTTCGCCTTTATAGACGAGTTCTATATCTTTTGTCATGGCAGCATAATGATGTTATCGTCGGGGCGATTATAGGCGGAATTGGAACAGAAGTCCACCGATGCATCTGTTGAGAGCAGCGTGTCGGCACCAGCGATGAGTTCTTCTGCCTCGCGGTCGAGACGGTCGGCAAGAGCAAGGGCTGCATCGTGCTCGTCCTTGCCTGAGCGTGAGGCGTGGCTTTCATCAAAAAGGTTTCTGATGGTTGGGGGGAACTCCAGTATGTCAAATCTGCGGAGCGACTTGGTAATGGTCTTCTTCACCAAGGCAAGCGTCAATATCGGTTCTATGCGCTCACGGTTGTCGGGCGTGAGCTTATCATAGTATGCCGACATTCGCTCGTCGAGGGTTTCTTTCTGCAGAGGTAGGAGACGGAAGAAGAAAAGATAAGAGAGGTCTATCGGATAGATGGAGTCGAAGATATCAGCGGACTTGATTTTGCAACCCTCCATCATCTTGTGGTATCTGGACTTTCGCCACAGGGCAGCGGGACCATTGTCATCATTAGGCTCAATATCGGCGGACATCAGTTCTTGAATGATGGTATCCATGGCATTGTAGTAATTGTCCATATACGACCGCTTCATGCCCTCGATTTCGTATTTATAGACATCTACCTGATTTTTTCTTCTGTTAATGCTGTCGAATATCAACTGCGATGCCATTGTCATGTTCGCCATTGCCGAGCAAAGTGCTTCATGTAGCGTGGTATCTACCTGACCTGCTATGGCATTGAACACTTCGACTGTGATGATGGTTTCCACACGCTTTCGGGCAGTGATACCCGAAGAAAGCAGGTCGTTTAAATCCATGTTCGTTTCGACACCAGGAGCATACTTGCTAAAGGTGCCGAAGTCCTTAAAAATATCTACTAAAACATTCTTCATGACTGTTGCTGATTAAGTCTGTCCTTGGGGGATATGTCTTCCTGTCGCTGCGGAACTTCACGATAGAAGCCTATGCGATAGCCCTGCTTCCAAAGGTCGGGGAAGTTAAGTCGGAGCACATAATTGAAAGGCTCACAACATATCTCGTCCTCCGGGGTAAGCGACATTATATATATAAGGTAGTTGTAGTAGGCATCAGAACCCGACTTGCTGATAACGCCGTCTTTGCTCACCGCCGTTATCGAGGCGTCCAGTCCCACGCTCGACAGCAAGGCTTCCTCTGTGCGTTTGTCGTAGGCAATGAGCGATTCGATATATTCCTTATATTTAAGGTCTATCGTCTCAATCTTCCATTGCTGCTCGTTGCCAGAACTGTCCATGAAAGAGATCGAAGAGTAAGCCTTGCCTTGATTATCCGAGCCACTGAGGTAGTCGCCAATCTTGCGAAGTTCAAGGCGCATATACTCCACAAGCAGCGACTCACGGTATTCCGTGCCAATCTCTATGCTGTTGTATTTTACTTGTTCCTGGCTCTTGGATTTGCGAATCTTGTTTTCCTCACAGAGTTTCATGAGCTGGTTGCGCTTGCTCGATACCCACGCATTTGGAATGATGATATGAATTTTCGCAGCGAGTGAATTGCGCAGGAAGGAATTGATATAGGTAGCCGTCTTGTTGCTGCCTTGAATGTAGGGTCGTGCGCCTTGGTGGGTCTCGTTCACGCCATAGAACTCATCGACCGATTTCTCTCTGTGATGAGAAATGGCAGCAAACTGATAGTTGTCAACTTCTGACAAACTGAACTTAGGATAAATCTTGTAGCTGCTCGTGCCGTATGTCCACCTGCCCACCGCTATATGGTGAAAGTCATTGTAGTTCATCATCTCGTAGGCTATATCCTGCCTTGTGGTAGCAAGCCGGCAATGTTTGTTCTCCACCGCTTCAAGTCCCGCTACTGGCTGCATTCCCAATCGCTTGCCACGGGCAAAACGCCATTTCACGAAGAAATCGCCAAAATAGTAGAAGTTCTTGATGCAGGTCTTGGCAAACTCCTCTGCCGAACTTTCCATACCACGCTCCTGCCACGTGTTCATCCACTCGTCCCACAGGGGCAGTGCCATGTACTCACGCTTCATCTTGCCACTCTCTATCGTCTGCATGTAGGCGCAGGGTCCATGACCATAGAGCATCTTTATTTCCTTGCTGTATAAGCGAGGCAATAGGCGGTTCTGCTTAATTTCCATTGTGACCTCGTCGCACAGCGCATTGTTTACACCACGCATACACACCTGATAGCCATTGACACTGAGCCACTGGTGTTCATGCTGAAGAAGCTGTCTGCCCTGTGGAACAAGTAGTCCTGGCGTTCCAAACATTTGCTTCCCTTCACCTATCTGGAAGGATAGCACGTTGCCGTCCATGATGTATGTGCCAGCATTGCCGTATAGTTCTATACTGTCTGTCATAACCAATTTATTTTGTGTAGTTTATATCCATCCTGTGGGAAGCCCATATACCTGATGAGTATGCGGTAGCACATCTTAGGCTCGCCTTGCTCGTCCTCAAACAGAAAGTAGTTCTCCGAGTCCACCGCAAACCTATCCTGTGGTAGCTGTGTGCGATACTTGCAATGTGGCTTCACGACGAGCTTGTCCCCAGCCATACCCTGCGACCTTGAATAAGGGAAGAAGCACAGCGTGAAGTCGCCTTTAGGGAGCTTGCTAATCTCCCTTGCCCACTGCATCGCATTGATGCCATCCATTTCGATTGCCTTCTTCATCA